CCTTACCAGCGCGCGGCTTGCGGCGCGGTTTTCCATAAATCGTTAAAGGTCGCAGTATTCGTGCCACCAACTGACACGATATTGCCCGGCTTTTGCACCGGCTTCTGCCGCACCCAAGGGCGGCTCATGCAAGCGTAACGGGCCTCATCCGGCGCGTGGTCCTCGCCGTCACTGTCCACATCTTCCGGGCGGTCAGGATCATGCTGCAACGCCGGCAAAGTGCGGATTAGGTCGCGGCATGTGCTGAAGATCAGCAAGCCCGGCCCGGTTTCGTCACCGCGCAACCTGGCCCGAACTTGGTCCCACCCGCCAAGCGCGCCTTGACGCGACACGCGGGCATTATCCGCCGGGCGGAAGAAAACCTTGGCGGACCGCGCCATGCGCTCGCCGATGCTTGGACCGCCGTCGCTGCTGAAGATGGCCGGATCAGCCACGCCGTGAAGGCCATTCTCGGGCTTGGGGTCGCCCGCCTCACGTTGCGCGATGCCCTGCGCCACTTCCTCGGCAGTCATTCGCAGGCCTTCATTCGGCTTGCCGGTGCTGCCATACCATTCCCGGTATCGCACCAGCGCACCGCGCGGAATGTCTTGCATCTCGCCGTCAGACACGGCCCACCAGCCGACGCTGAAAGGCCTAGCGCTGCCCCAGTCCAAGGACCGAAACCGGAACCAATGCTCTGGCAATTCACGCGGCGCGATCACATGCCGGCCCATGTCAAACTCGGGGAAGAACGCCCCCGCGATGACGTTCCAGTCGCCTTCTAGCCAAGCGCGCACCAATTCCGGCGCGCCGCTTGCCCGTAGTCGCGCCACATAATCCGCGCCCAAGTGCCGGTTATCGCCAACCCGCGACGGGATATAGACCCGCTCTAGGCCGCTCACATCGTCCTTCATGACCCGCCACCCCATCGGCTCAGGGTCAATGTAGCGCGCCCTTACCCATTGATGCCCCGGCCCGCCGGGATTGCCCGTCAGGCGTATTCGGCACGGGACGCCAGAACCGGAACGCAACGTGGCAAACAGCTTCAGGATCGGCGACGGGCTTGGGAAATTGCCCGCTTCCTCAACATAAACCCGCGTGTAACTGTGGCCCTGGTAGCTTTCGGCGTCAGCGTCGCGCTCAAGATAAGCGAAAGTCAGTCTTGCCCCGCCTGGCATCACGCACCGCATCGGGACGCTGGTGAATTGCGCGCCCAATGAGGTGAACAGCGCCCGCGCCCGCTCGAATGTCTCTTGCAATTCCGTTCGCGTGCGGCGGACCATCAGGCCTATCGCCTGCTTGCCGTATCGGTCAGCATGAACGGCCCACTCGCCAAGCATCCCGTCAGTCTTGCCGCCGCCGCGTGCCCCGCCAAAGAAAACCTCAAAAACCGGGCAGGTCAAAAGCGCCGTTTGCGGTCCCTTCTGGGGCTGCCAAACTACGCTTGGGGCTGATGCTGTCTCGCCCATGCTTCGGCGTCCTCTGCCTCTGCCGGCGCCATGATGACATAACCAAGCCGTTCGCCGTTGCTGGTCACGTCCGTTTTGCTCTCAGGCGGCGCGATACGGTCCAGCAAGTCTTTGGCCGCCGCGTGCCCTTGCGGATGCAGCGGGTCCAGCGCCCGCGTGAATTGCGCGGCCAGTATCTCTTCCTTGCGCGCGGCGATTTGCGCCTTGATCTCGGCTGCGACTTCCTTGCCGGCGGACTTGGCCTCGCCGGTCGGCTGTTGCTCGCTGGTGAAAGCCTTGGCCGGGCCTGCGCCTGGCCCGTAGCCTGCGCCCTGTGCGGGCGTGCCGCTGGCCGGCCCGCCGTGGCCGGGGCCATTGCCCTTTGGACGGGTCGCGCTCGTGCGACCGCCCATTAGTATTTCTTGCCGCCCTTCTTTTTCGTGCCCATCGTGTTTCTCCATAAAAAAGCCCGGCAGCCTTGTGGGGCTCCGGGCGCAGAAATACAGAATACGCCCCCCCTACAAATAAATCAGGGGCTTGTCAAGCGTTGTTTATCCATCATCTGAAGCAGCGCCACCACCGGCCCAGGGACGGCGCGCGTCCCGTCGCACCAGCGGCGGACGGTGCGGGCGTCCACCATGGCAAAGCGCGCAAAGCCGGCTTGGGATAAGCCCATGTCGGCTAATGCGGCGCGGAATTGGTCAGGGGTCATGCGCGCATTTCATCAAACATTGCCCGGATAAGCGCCCAATCGCCAACCGGCGCCTTGCGGCCTAGGTTCCAGGCGTTGATGCAGCGATAGGCGGCAGATACGGCGTAGTAATCGCCTATGTCGTCGGCGGCATTAGCAACGCAACGCGCGATGCTGTAACGGATTGGCTGAATGGTCATGGCGCGGCCCCTTATGCCATATTCCGGAAAGCTGCGCTTGCGGCAGCAAGCACTAATTTGGGGTGCGGGCGCCCCACACCATCAACCACAACTGGCTCTCCGTTGCGAAAGGAAACCGCAAACGGCTGAAAACCATTTCTTTGAACGCAAGTTGCGCGCTGCAAATTGCGCTTGAAACCGATTACGCGATCAAGCTTGCGGTCCACGCTCAGGATGGTGACTTCAATTTGGTTGCTACGGGTTTGAATAATCATCTGTCTATCTTTCGTGCCAGCCGGGCTTGATTGCCCTTGCTGATAACCGAAACATAGGACCATTGGCCCGCACTGTCAACAGGAAAAATGCAGCCCGCGCATTTTTTTTCACATCCCCCATTCATCCGCCACCCGCTGCATCGCCGCCTTGAAATCCCGCACGTCCAAGTCAGGTGGCCAGATATTCCAGCCGATCACGGTCCGCACCCCTGCCACAAGCGGCGTTGGACCTATCGCCGCGTCCGCAATACGCAAGTCCGCCAAAGCCGCCACCTGGGCAGCCGTCGGGCCATAGGACGCCGCCCCATGCCCGCGCGTGTCCACCTTGGCGCCGCTCGCCACCTCCAGCCGCGTCAGGTAGCGATCTGCCGCCTCGTGCTGTTCGTCCGTCAGATGCCCGGCAAGCCATAGCTGATGATAGATCACCTTGGCGCTTGCTGACCGCACAGAAGGCCGTGACGGGTTTTCAGGGTCCGCCCGGTAAGCAAGCCAGGCCGAGCCATTGGCCAGCCGCTGGGCCGGGCCGAAATCCAGGGTTATGGGCTTTTCAGGGCGCCCGCGCGCGCGCGCGGGTTTCGGCTTCGTCATGGCGATAGCTCCATTCATGTTTAGCTTTCTTTCAATCGCGCCGCAAGGGCTTTGAACCGCGCTACAAGCCCTTCCAGGTATTCCCGGCCCGGCTGGTCAAGGCTTGGGTGCTGAAGCGCCTCCTGCGCGGCTCTGGCGCGGCGCAGGCAGTCTTCGGCCAGCGCATCGTCGGCATGGGCGCGCGCCACTTGGGTGGGGGTGAGGTCCATCAGCGCCACCGCTTGCCGGTATGGGCCGGACCATCGCGCCATAGCTTCGGCCCGTTGGTCAGGAAGCGCTCGGGCAGGGGCGGCACTTCGTCTTGCCGACCGGCCGCGTCATAGGCTCGGCACTCGGCTAGCCAGGCGTCGAAGATTTCCGCTCGTGATAGCCGCTTTTTATTCGTCTCATTTCTGAGACCTTCCCCGATATCGCCCCGAGGGAAGGGAAACGTATCAGGGGCGCTGCCCCGATAATCCCCGATCTCATCGGGGATATCGTGGGCGCCCCGATGATACTTTTCCCTATAGTGCATCGAGGCGTCGTTTGCCCCGATTTGCCCCGATACTTGCCCCGATGCGTAGCTGAATAAATCCATGTCAGCCGCCCTCTTGCGCGTGTCTCATTTCTGAGACTTTGCCGCGATTTACGGTGTAGCCGTTCCGCTCCATGCGCTTTTCATTGACGAAGGTTTCTTGCTGGAGGACGCCGTTTGCTTCCCATGCTTTGAGCAAAACCCCGGCCTGTTTTTCATTCAGGCTGCTGTGCTTCATCAGGACATGGCCGGCCCAAAACGCGCCTTTCTTGTCCACCATCCAAAGCGCGCCTTCTCGGCCTGGCCCGGCCTCAATCTCGGCCATGATTTTGGTGATCTGGTCCCATTGCAGGCCGGCCCACGGGCTAGGCGCTTTCCAGGGCATACAGGCGGCAATCTGCTCGCCGTTTTCAATCTCATAGGCAGCTAGGCGCCACCATTCAGCCTCTTGCGTTGGGGCGTAATTGGACTTGGCACCGTCAATGCGGAAATGCCGCCGCCGTTCCTCTGGGGCAACGCCCAGCTTGTCAGCCTCTTCCTCTGTCATGGTGCTGAGCGTCAGCATTACCCGGACGGCGCCCGATATGGCCGAAGCGCCGCGCACCCGGTCCATATCACCTGGGGCGCTGTTGCCCTTGCGGTCGTGGTGCAGGATGACAACCGCAATATTCAGGCGCTTGGCCAGACTTCGGAATGCTGCCACCACCGCCCGCATAGCCGTGTTGTCGTTCTCTTCGGCGTTGTGCAGTTCGGCCAAGGGGTCGCAAAACAGGACATCGGCGGCGGTGCTTATGCAAAGGTCTTCAAGCTGACCCATTGCGGCGGTCGGGGTGATCCGGCCGGTCGCTTGGTCGCGCTCAAACAAGGTGCCAACATCTTCCGGGCCGCACCTGATAATGTTGCGCATCACTTATTTATGTTGAGCGTAGTGTTTGTTTTGAGTGTTGTTTC